TCACTATAGTCATCGTCTGCGAGATAGATATCAAGTCTTGTCCTAGATGCTCCAGATTCTATGTTATGTTTTCCAAGTTTAAATGTAGCTCTCGCACCATAACTATCCAATGGCCCTTCGCGGCACAAATGCATAACTGCCGAATCGTCGTCTGTAGTGTCAATCACGTCACTATTTGTGACCACGAGGGGTGTTCCCAAATGATTAAAACTATTTCTATTGACAACTTGATCATTAATAAATACAGTGCCACCAGATGTATGAAGTATCCCCTCGGGTGCAGCCACACCTATACCCACATTACTTGATTCCAATATGGTCAACTTTGGTACCCCCATTGTAGGCGTGGTACTCGCATAAAAATTGAGACCCTTCCCCGTGCCCACAATATTCTCAACACGATTTTCCCCACTGATGACACTCGTATACGTGCGCATAGCAATGTTCCCCGTAGATCCCCAAATGTTACCAGTCGCCACGGCATTACTCCCAATCACATAGACATTCCCAGATACTGTGAGCCTCTCCGTGGGACTACTATTTGCGATACCAACTTTACCATCCGATGTAATCCGTATTCTTTCGGTGTTCTTTGTTTTGAATCTAATCATTTGGTTTGTACTTGATGTATTCGCACCATAGACCTCAATGGAGCTTACATTTGACGCAGTTGGACCGGATTTAAGTACAAGTACATTAGATCCACCGAATCTATCCGCGTGTACAACCAAGTTTGAACTTGAAAAGACCATATCTGTGACGAGATTTGTTGTCGCAGTATTACCCAAGATTCTGAGAGTGTTTATGGCTGTCGTGTTTGCAAATATTTTAGCACCCACAGAGAGTGTATCTGTGGGGTTCAGATTTGAAATACCAGATGGAGCTGTACCAGTAGTGCGTAGCGCACTCATTTGAACATTACCCGAAATCGTTACTGGAGTAGCAGCTGTTGCATCTAATACGAGTAAATTACCTGCTCGTAGACCCGTTGATCCAAGTATGAGACCCTTGGCATACACATTACCATTCGCATACACAACATTTGAATTTGTATCATCGATAAAGACATTTGAACCTACACAGAGATCGTGTGTTGGGAATGTGTTTGCTGCACCTATGTTATTTGATGTATATATGTCACCATATACGTGGACATTTACAGTTTTTGTATCATCAACATTAATTGTTGCAACATTATAACCGCCAAATGCATCCGTATGGAAAAAAGCCATCTCTCGACCTCTATCACCCCCAACAAATCCGAGGGCTACATTTGAATAACCGGCACCGGGTGTCATGACGAATGCCGTTTCTCGTGACAATATATCATTTCCAAACCCAGAGTGAATAACTACATTGGCAACTCGCAAATCTTGTGTAGCTATATAAGTTGCGGTTTCTGTGACTGAGATATTACCAGTTACCACAATGTTACCGATAAGGTTGTAGTACCCTTCTTGGTACACATTACCTTTCAACATCATGACATTAGATCCTTGATCGAAGATACCAACATTACTCCCAACACTCAAATTTGAGCTTGTAATTCCACCAATAACTGTAATGACATTTGAACTTGTCTCCTTGATTGCTAGATTTGACCCAGATGTTGTAAGTCTATCAGATATAATAACATTAGTCGCAACAAGATTACCATTCACTGTCATAAGATCACGACCCTCCAAGTCAATAGCCACTTTTGTAGTCTCACCGCTATTAATCTGAAAAGCCCGTGTTGGGTTTGTTGTTCCGATGGCAAGCTGATTTTCAACAAAGAAACGCTCAACCTTACCACGACCCTTGAGGTCAAGCACGATTTCATCGGTCTCATCTATAAAAAATTTGTCTCCTACCGACAAAGATTTCGTTGGTACTGTATTTGCTATACCAAGACGCCCCTTTGTACCCAAGTCATCAACAAGAAGAAGTTCATTCGCTTCAACTTCTTTTGTCAAAATACTCTTGACTCCTGTAAGAGTTTCCTGTTCAATGGGTTCTGCATCAAGATTTGCCACATAAATCTGTTCGAATCTCGCGGTTCTGCCCATTTATACTTTAGTTGCCGAATAAAATTCCAGCCAAACCATCCCGGATCCTGAGAACATTATAGTTTGTGGCAAAAACACTGATGTCATCTTGATCTCCTCTAAAGTTACCCTTCTCAACTCCACGAAGTATGAGCTTTGCATTATCAAGTCTGCTGAAATTACATGTACCTGACGGGTTGTAGTCTGATGCATTCAATCCAAAATGATATACAAAGTATCTTGTATACATAAGATCCTCTGAGTCTACACGAAAATCAGTCTTGCCATATTTTGATTTATAATAGTTCTGAACTGTGTGGAAATATGTTGGAGTCATATTTTCAAGGAGAGGTGTTCCATTTATATGTATGTCCGCATTTTTGAATGTAAAACGATCGTTTGTTGGATCAATATTTGTGGCAGAATATCCAAAAAATATAGACTTCACTGGATGGTTGAATGGACTCAAATCTAAATCATTATATCCACCACTTTCAATTGTATTGTCGACAACATTTGAGAGGGGAAAATCAATTTTTTGGGTTTGTGTAATAATCAAGTCCATCTGTCTCTTGACGAGGGATTCTCTCTCATCTTTATCCAGGTATATATAGTTCCCGTATACGTTGATTCTCTTCTGTGAGTTTCCATATCCCTCGAGACTCGTCTCATCAAAATTAACTCTAATTTCAACTTGATGGTGTGCCAGAGAAACGAGGGGTAAAAATGCTCCATGGTCACAAAAGAAAAAGTGAAGTGGTTGGAAGTTACGATTTGAAATGCTAGTCTTATTTGTAAGTTCTTCCTGTTTTGCCCAACTATCTGCCAAATAGTTTGGCCAGATATCAGCATAATAGTCGTAGTGCTGGGAATCTATCTTCTGACCCCCTATATAAAGATCAATCGTTGAGTTATATAATAGGTTTGATGAGACATTTGAGTTTTTTTCAAGCCCCTCAAACCAGATACAATTTACAAGATCACCCAAAACAGGTACCGTGAAAACTGGGTCTTTATCGGTAATAGTCTTAATAAGCTTTGGAGCCTGTGAAAAGTTTGTATGTCTCGTAAACTTCATACGAAAGAATGAATGACCTTCTTCACTATTGAGGTAAATATCTTGTACACCCTTAGAGACAAGTTGAATCAATGCACCAGACATTTAATTTATGATCAGATTATAAAAATAGACACTTTCCCTGAGGGAAGTCATCTTTCTTTTCTTCCTCTGCAACCTTGCCGTGGATTTTGAAGCCACCTTGACGGTACACTTTCATTCGCTTGTAGTACATAGCCGTAAAGAGAGACCAGGGATCGTGGATATCGTAGATGTGCGGGTTGTTCTTTTTGCCCTTAGTCTCCCTCATAATACGACCTATGCTTTGCGTTATATCTGACTTGGGTGACGCCAATATGACTGTATCAAGGGTTGGAATATCAAGGCCTTCGTGGGCTTGTGAAAATGTTGCGAAGATGATCTTCTTTTGGGAAGACGCCTGGAGGTCTGCCTCCTTCATACCACCCATATAGAGCCCCGATGTCTTGGGAAAGCATTGGTGAAGCATCTCACAATGCCATCTACGATCACTGAGGACAAGCAGTTGTCGCGTCCCTGTCGAAGCCTTCTTGACAAGTTCCACAAGCATTTGATTTCTCTTCCTATCCTCAACAACTTCTGTAATCATATTGGGCATAGAAACTTTACCATTTCTCATTGAGGGTGGGGGATTTCTGTAATTGAATGATTCATATGTTATGGGAAATACCTCAACCTGTTCCTGATTCTTCCTCTCCACTGCGAAGAAGGTGGGTCCCATAAACCAATGAAGCACCTTGGTAAGACCATCTTTCCTTTCAGGGGTCGCCGAGAGACCAAAGATATGCTTGGGGCACATCTTGAAGAGGGATTGACTGAACACCTTCGCACATATGTGATGCGCTTCGTCTACAATGAGAGTTCCAATGGAATCAAAGTCACTGAATGAGTATTCCTTGAGGGAGAGTGATTGAAGCATCGCAATGACAAAGTCACACTCAATTTCCTTCTTATTTTGTTGAACTACACCTATAGTAGCTCCTGGACAAAACTGTTGAATTCTCTCCCTCCACTGATCTGCCAAAAACTGTTTATGGACAACAATCATTGTACGATACCCCAACTTACACGCTATCGCCAAGGATACGGTGGTCTTCCCGTAGCCACACGGGAGACTAAGTACCCCGTGACCTGCTGCAAGAGCTGCTGATAATGCTTCATTCTGGTGTGTTGTGTCTCGTAATTGTCCAACAAACTTGACTTTCGTTCGGACTGGTTCGGGGCGTCTGTCCTCTTTGGGTTGTCCAACCTTATCAACTCCGTAGAATCTTGGAACGCACACTCCATTCTTAGCTGCTCTAAAAACCTTGAAAGGCGGTGGGGGAAATCCATAGTCTCCATTCACGATAGGTCTTACTGTGAGCTCCTTTTTAATTTCCGTAATTGGTCCCTGTGTCACGAGGTAGCCAGTTCTCGTCAACATTACTATATTAAAGACTTGTAACTTTATATAACTACAAAATGCCAACTGTTGACGTAGAACAAAACATTATGAAGCTTCGTGAGACCATCGAACAGATGACCCAAGAAGTATTCCGCCTCCAAGGAACCCTACGACTTTTCTTAGATTTTAAGAAGAGTGGTCTCAAGGTTGTTGAACTTCCACACGAGCCCCGAGAAGAAGAGGAGGAGGAACCTCAAGCTGAGGAACCCGTTGAGGAAGTTGCTGAGTCAAGCACCCAAGAATAACCACTATATCCACCAACGTTCCAAACACCCTTGAAGTCTACTACGACTTCAAGTTCATCATCTTTTATAAGAGACTGGAGAGGTTGCCCTCGTACCTCACACATCACTCTCCTATAACGGAATGGAACTTTTACAGTTAAAATACGACCATCAAGTGGATTTTCCACACGCGGATTTTGAATGAACCTAGACTTATTCACATGCATTCTATCAACTATCTCAGCGCATCTTTCAGGAATGACCAAACGAATATACATTTTCTCGTTATGGTCATACATGGGTGTATGTACAGTGGCTACAAACCTCATTGATTTCTGTTACGATATATTAGGATTAAAACTATAAGCGCTATAAGTGTCACTGATATGATCTGTGTAAGGAGAAGGGGTCTCAACGGTTCTCGGGTTCCAAATGTGATGTGACTTAGGGATCGTGAGACCTCCACAGCCGCTTCAATACTTGAATAGGGAGTACCCCGCGGAGACATCATACCACACATAGCTACATGGGAACATTCACCAAAGAATGGGAGTTGTCCGTAGAGACTGAGTACACCCGACGACTGTGAGAATTGCCACCTTTCACCGTCCCAAGTAGCACCCCACCCAAACCTGATTTGTTTTGGGAGAGGTACGTCCAATTGTTCAAGAACCCGAACCCTCAACTCCTCTGGGGGTGTTGTGAGGATTTCCTCTGTGAGATCGCAAATTACACATGACACCGTGTGTCCATCCGCGAGGACAACGGGTTGAAGGTTCCACGTCGTCAAGGCTGCGATTTCAAGGTCATCACCCAACTTGACAGGTTCATCAAAATCAAAGAGTACATTGATTGCCCCATAGGTACTCTCTCGGATCTTTTTCTCCGCATCGGGTCCCCAATTGTCTCCGAGGAACTTGAGTGCCGGACTATTGTCAAGGCAGAGGAATAACATTCCATCGTCAATTTGGGTTTCATCAATAAATTCAGCTCTAAAACCACCTGGGAGATATTCAACTTTGCTAAGTTCCTTTTCAAATTGAAACTCAACACCAACCTTCTCGAGAGCCTCTTGCATTGCGTCGCACATGACCCTACCAGAACCCTTTTGAGTACATTGCTTGGAGAGACCCACATAATCAAAACTTTTGACAAACTCATAGGCGGACATTGTCTTCCACGTCACACCATCCATAATGAGGGGGAGATGCTCGAGGACTGTCCGTCCACCCTCTGTCAACTCACTAAGGGCATCCTTGAGGGACACCCCTCTGTACTTTTTGGGTTGTGTCAATACCCTCGCAGCAAGGGATGTGAGAGCTCCATAATCTTTCAGTTTGAGTTGACGCAAAATAAAGCTATAGAGATCCTTCTCGGCCGGTTCAAAGATGTCATTCCAGTCAATGCCCATCTCCTTAAAGAGACTTTGGGTATTTACAAAAGCCTTGTCAAAAACTATTCTATGTGCGTGAAGATCTCTCGGACCCTCTTCTGGTTCCCACCAAGAGCCACCTGCGGAAGTCTTCCTGTCATAGATTGTAATGTCATGATCACCCGACCTGAGTATTTCCCAAGCGAGGGACATACCGGTTGGACCAGCACCAATGATATGAACTTTCATTCTACTTTTAGCCGATATATAATTTTTCGTGTGTGAGCGTGTAAAATCCAATGAGTCCCAATGTCACCCAAAGTTGTGGATTCATATACTGACGCCCAGAATAGATCAGAAATATCATGAGTAGGAGATGCATGGGTACTGTCTCTGGTCCATATTTGAGGTAGAAACCCATAGTAGCCGCGCCAGTCATGATGAGTGCGTTCATGAAAGTCACTGAACTTGGTTTTCGGAAGAACCATGCAACAAAGAGGATTGCCACGTAGGATATAAAAATTGAACGACGACCAAGTTCTCTCACGCTATCCACAATAGCTAACTTTTCACCCTTCAAAAGTTTGGTTTCCCAGTGTGGTCCAAGAATGAGGTATGACAAGTACAAGATTACGAATACTTGCCACATTTAATTATTACTTACAATTTTAAATCAAACCAGTCTCCTTGCGTTCTTCTGGAGTCTTGATGGCATACATCACAGAGATGAAGATTGCCGTGGATATGACCGCGTACTCAATGTCTTGTGTCGCACTGAACGCAATCAACATGAGGGAGATGAAACGGAAAACCTTACTGTTGAAGAGGGTCTTGAGGTTCTTGGGAATCTTAATCGCGTTACCAGCGAAGAGACCTTGGTACAAGATGATGAGGGTGAAGAGGATGGGCTGAGCTTTGATGACAGCTTCAGTTGGGGTACTGACTGGTCCAAGGAAGCTATTGAGTTTGGGCATTTATAGTAACCTAAGATATTAAAAATTAAAAGATATGTGTATAGTAGGATGCTATGCGTTGCCAATCATAAACCACTGAGGAGCCCTCCTCCCCAAAAGGTAAAGACTTGGAAGTTTGCCGCCAAATTTGTATGGAAAAATACTTTTGTAAAAGACAAGGCGCAACTTGGGTCGTGGACGAGGGATCAACTTTTGGAACTTGGACCAACTTTTGTGAAATTGGGACAGATCGCATCTACAAGAGCAGACTTGTACCCCCCAGAATTCACAAAAGAATTGGAATCCTTACAAGACAATGTTCCACCAGTGGATTATGATGTTGTAAAAGATGTTGTACATTTAGACTACTTTACCGAGTTTGACCCTGTACCATTCAAGTCCGCGAGTATTGGTCAGGTGCACAGGGCTACCCTAAAGAATGGCAAGGATGTCATTGTCAAAGTGAAGAGACCCAACATATACAATATTATGAAGGTGGATACAGATAATGTTCGTGAGATTGTGCGCTTCCTTGAGAAAGTTGGAGTTGATACTGGGAATAGCTCCGAGTTTGTTCTCAACGAATCCATTGAGTATCTTTTGGGAGAAGCCAACTACACACAAGAAATTGAGAATGCTGTGCGTTTCAGAAAGAATCTGAAAGATGTAAAGTGGTTGAAAGTTCCAAAGGTGTATACCGAGTTTTGTACAGATGATACCATTGTGATGGAATATGTGGAGTCTGAGAAACTTACAGAGTTGACTGATCCTTCCATAAATAGAAAGAAGATATGTGAGGCGCTCATCAATTCCTATGTGATTCAAACTATGGATAAGGGGTTCTTTCATGCAGATCCACACCCAGGTAATTTGGGATTTTCCCCCAAAGGAAAGTTGGTCTTCTACGATTTTGGTCTCATTGTAGATCTATCCGAGGAACTCCGTGACGGATTCAAGCAACTCTTCGGATGTATAATAGATAAGGACACGAAGGGGATTGTTCAAATTCTCGTGAACCTTGGTGTAATAATACCCATGAGTTCAGATCTTTCAGATATTGAACTCTTTTTTGAAACAGTTTTGGGGTACCTTGAAACCCTCGATGGGTCAAATATAATAAACGATGACATCGCTGTACAACTCGCAGCTGAAAAGCCGTTCATGGTACCCACAAGTTTTATATACCTGGCAAAATCTTTCTCCCTCATAGAGGGGATATGTCTCCAGTTGGATCCAGACTTCAACTACTTTACATATCTGGAACCCATGATCAAACAACAGTTTGTGGAATCCATAGATATCCAAGATGCTCTCATGAAGACGGCCGAAATGCCGGCGAAAATACGAAATATAAGTACGGCTGTTTTGGGTTTGGAGAAATCCAAAGCATCCATGAAGAGGTCTATGTCTAAAACGAGACAAGAGATCCGTATGGTTCAATATAGTATTGTGAGCGCTCTCATGGCACATCAGTTTGATGACACACCTTTGGCGATGGGGTTTGTTTTGTGTACTCTATGGTTTGCCTTCAGTTCTCGAAAAAGTCGATAGCAACTTCTTCCTTCTTTGGGGTGCTACCCTTGAAGAACTCTTGGTGTTCTCTGAAGATTTCCTTGGCACGTCGCTGTTCATCGCGGCTAATATCCGACAACTTCTCACGGATCTTACCCACGTCCACGTCACTGTTCTTCTTCATCTTCTTGCCAAACTTCTTGAAACGATTGGTCTTTGCCGCAAAAGTAATAGAGGTTGTAAGTGAAAACATTTTTGTTTGTTACATTCTAATGACATTTAATTTTTAAGCGCTTCAACTTCTCCTCAAACTCCCTCCTCTCCCCTGGCGACTCAATTGGGGTGCCATTGGCGAGAGCCTCAATCTCTGGCCCTGTGAGATGCATAGCATTCACCCTAAAGTCCTTGAATGCCTCCATCGTAATAGGGACGAGAGGTTCAACAAGGTCATAAATGGCGTTTGCATAGTCCCGAATCTCCTTCTGTGCGTGATGATCCATACGAAGATGGAGATAGTGCATCAAGTTGTGGAGATTGATCTTCCAATAGAATTCGGTATATGTACATTGGGGTAGGTTACCTCGCGCCTGCTCCCGACAGACACCCTGCTCCAAGAGATCCTCGTAGACCTCAAAAGAATGTTCTAAGTGTTGACCAACCCGTTGGGTTCTCTCTTCATCGACCTCTACGACACCCTCAGATCCTTGGTTATTTACCGCAGACTGACCTCGTAAAACCCCTGGGTTGTAGTACTGTTTCGGTACGACGGAGTAGCGGGCGGAGAGTTCGTTAACCGAGGCTGTTCGATGTCGAAAGTGCTGTCTCGCGATGTATAGGGGCATTTTGATATGAAATTTGAATTCCACCATTTCGAAAGGGGTCGTGTGCCAATGTCTAAGCAAGTACCTGAGGAGTCCTCGGTCTCCGCGTGACGACTTTGTTCCGTCTCCATATGAGACTCTTGCAGCTTGTACGATTGACGTGTCCAAGTCTTCTCTTGGCATGTGATCAACCAGTCGTACAAATCCGTGATCCAAGACATCCTTTTGCATCGCGTTATAATTTTAGTTCCCCTCAAATCCTTAACTCATTTCAAATGTTAATTCGTCTATCCACCCCTCAACTTTATCATTCTTGAGTCGCTCTATAAGTTTTCGGGATTCTTCGTCAATAATAGTATCATATTCCCGTTTTTTACCCGGTTCACCAGTTTTAAGATTAAATAGGATTTCGGGTATAATGTCAGACATTCCAAGGGCATATTTTATATTTAAATGTTCCAAAAAAGTATGACAATTTTCTTTGTCTCGTATATAGTCAAGTTTTACAAATACAACATCTTTATACTTGTGATTGAATTCTATATAAGATTTTATCTTTTCATATCTAATTTCAAATATATCCTTTCTAAAATCTGTTATATTTTGTAATTTCCCGTTTGTAAGCACGAATCCTCTCTTCGGCTCGGAACACCCCAACGGTATATTTTCAAACGTTAGAAATTCTTTAAACTCTACAGCCGATGGGAGAGCGAGGGTGTGTGGATTATGGAACATGGAAATTAACCATTCATCTAAACTTCTTATTATGAAGATATTGACCACTCTCTCATTTATCAATTTTAAATAGTCTTGGGGATATCCATGCTTCCACGCAAAAATCAACTTCTTATGTTCCGCACCACAAAACACATCTACTCCATTCATCTGTAAAAGTCTTGATAGGAAATTAGTTCCACTGTTTCTTTCGCCATATACTGTGCATGTTATGTTATTCGTTTTTTGCCGATTTTATTTATATAGTTTTTATTCTTTAATCCCAATTTCGGTGATAAGGTCATTGAGGTCTCTGTAGTACCTCTTGAGATCCTTCATAAACCTCTTGTTATTTTCGAGGACTTCGCACTCGGGTTTATTTAGGTACAACCAAGCCAGATTTGACTTTGAATACTTTGTCCTCTTTTGATTGTCATTAGGTTTGCGAGCCACTAACTTTGTAGACTTTTTAACTTTTGAGACTGGTGTGACCTCTACCCTATTGACAAAACTGAGAGCTTGCATCACAGTATCCGCCAAGTCATCTTTCTTTTTGGACTTGAGGAATGTATCTAACCAATGGGCATTTGTGGGATCGGAACGAATGAAGGCTTCGCACCTCTCAATTGCCGTCTTCTTCCGCTTATTGTATTGAGCTTTCCCAGGTCCCGCAACATCTGGAATCTTGTGACGTGCGTCATAGAGAATAGTCTCTGCGTGGGGACACTTAATGATAAAGTATGCATGAAGGAAGTGCATGACAGATATCATCTTCTTGTTACGATCTGGTTGCTTTTCTATGAGGATTGTTTGGGCCGTAAGAACCCACGGCCTCTCATCGAGATGCTTTCTCAAGGAAACATAGATACCGTCTTTGTGTTCGGGGGGGACACCTGAGACATCCCACTCCTCTACAAGGTTATTGGTTTCATTGAGTAAGCACATGGCTAAATTCCGAATACCGACATCGATACTTAGGATCATTAATTAAAGAAGTCTTTATATCTTTAATAGTAGTTAAAACTTCGTGGTCTCATGCCACCAAATCGAGCAGCGCCCGCAGCACCCATGTTCTTTGTGGCGGATTGACCAGCTGGAGAGAGACCGATCACAATCATCACGAGAACAAGGAGGCAGCAGCACACAACGGACGCAATGATACCATACTTCATTGGGCCAGTGAGACCTTCAAATAAGGTGCCGACAAGGTCGGAGAGACCCTTGTTTTCAGACTTAAGGTCTGCACCAGCCGCAGCACTGAGTGAGTTCATGACTTCACTTGAGGCAATAGCGTCTTGGATAGCGGCTGTAACTACCTTGGCCGCAACCTTAGCTGTGACGTTTTGACTAAAATCAAGGTCGGAATCTTTACAGTCGCGGAACTCAATTTCGTTATTTTGAATAGATACCTGCGCGGCGATGGCTTCGTTTAACGTTTCTGTGACAATGGTGTTCTCAACAATGTTTTGAATTTCCATTGTAACTTCTTGATTTACATTTTGTTTATCACCAAACTGCATGTTACCCAATTCAGTTGCCTTTTCAATTTGAGCCTGAACTGCAGCCTGCATCTCATTTGTCACGGCATTTTTGATTTCAGTTGTTGTCTCTGATGTAAGCTCCGAAGATGAAATAGCATCTGCATTAATAGTTTGACTAGCGTCGATTTTACAACCAGAAACATCACGCCATCTAATTCTTAAATTTTGAATACTGGCTTGAGTCGCGGATGCAGAGGCTTGTGTCTTTGTAATTTGTTCATAAATACTTTTGTTCATGGCGGACAGATCGAACGCTTGGTTAATCGTTTGGGAACCACCTCCTCCCATGATATTATATTACTGTGGGCTGAGAAAAAAATATTTCGGTATTGTAAATGAAACTCAACATCAGGAAGCTGTCGCTCAACCAGGTGGTTCTGATTATTGCCATCCTCGTTGTTGTGGGTTGGAACATTACGCGCGCCAAGCGGGAGAAGTTGGAGGGGCAAAAGTCTGAAGCCATCCTCTACGTTGAGAACTCTGAAGAACCAAATCCATTCATCGTATACGGTATGGTGAGGAAGCAAACTGACGACGAAGAGAAGCAAAAGAAGGCTTTGACCCTAGCGAACGAAAATAAGAAGTCGGAACTTTTAGAATTTTTGAAGACTTTATAATCTTATATAATTTAAATGAAACTACTAATAATTGTAGTTTTAATAGTACTACTTGTAGTGTATTTTAAGAAGCCTAAAATAGAACGAATATCTTACAAATACATCTCAAAAAATGATTTCTCGAAACGAGAGACGCCATGTATAATAACTAATGGAACTTCGCACTGGCCCGCGCACACGACTTGGTCTTTTGAGAATTTCACCAAAAGATTCCACAACACTCGTTTCATATTAGCAGATAATATAGAACCTATGACTTTTGCTGAGTACAACGACTATTGTGTGAGTACTACCGAAGACGAACCTCTCTATATCTTTGATGAAAGTTTTGGTGAGCGCGAAGATACAAAAGAACTTCTTAGAGACTACGACGAACCAGAGTTGTTTTCAGATGATCTCTTTAAAAACTTGGGAACTATAAGACCCCGATATCGCTGGTTTATCACCGGGCCTCCCAAAAGTGGTTCCAATCTTCACGTGGATCCACTGGGTACATCGGCTTGGAATGCTCTCATCACAGGTAAAAAAGAATGGATCATTTTTTATCCAGGCGCACCCGTGCGAGAAAGTACAAAGTCTGGAGCTGCGTGGTTCAGAGATGAATACCCAAAATTGAAGCACTTACAACATTATCGTTTTGTACAGAAACCTGGGGAAATCTTATACATACCATCTGGATGGTGGCACATAGCTATAAACAGGGAAGCGACTATGGCTGTGACACAAAACTTTTTTGAATCCAAATACATCTCAAAGGCAAAAGATCTAATCCTCAGGGAAAGACCTGATATTTATAGGAAACTTTTCTTGGGTTAATATAAGAAACTATGGGTGGTGGTGGTAGTAGTGGCAGCACAGATCCAAGTTGCAAAAGTGCTACATCCGGGTGTAGGGTTCGCGCATATAAACATGGGTTAAACAGCAATGGGCACAGCGTTGGTCAGAATGATTCAAATCGATGTAGAAAAGATTGTAATTCTTGTGTTCACTGGGAAGGTATCTCATCTTACGAAGTTTTAGATTGCCCAGAAGATGTAGTGATCGCGGGTCACTACAAGGAAAACGGATATGCCATTCCGATGGGGTCAGCTGGCCCACTCGGATACGCATTAGCTGTAACTGGAACTGTGGGAGATAGAAATCTACCACCTGGGTGGAATGATCATATATGGGGATTTTCTTTCCACACAACTCCATCAGCAAACGCAAATCAAATTAGCTATGATATCCCAACAGCGGGGATATACACAGCATCCCCATCAGAAATTGTTCTTCCCAAACAAGGTATTTCAGCGGATCGTGATGATGTGATATTGGGTTCGGGTAAAGATGCTACTAGCGCTAATAACGCTAATAGGCGTGCTCGCCCGTGTCCAGGTGGAACGGGTAATTTTTTGCAGGGTGGGACAAAGGTACGTTGTTTGTATAGTAGAACTGATGATACAGGGTTGAGAACCCTCCACACGAACAAAAATGGTATACAAAATGACCCACGTGCTTCAATGCATGCAAACCTCAAGGAACAATTCTGTGGTATATCTGAGAATTGGACCAAAAATCCCGGGGGAGGTACGTGTATGGAGTGGGATAGTGGAAAGAGAATAGCCGAACAGTATTGTAGTGTGAGTAATCGTATAGCTGCTGATAATTCATGTACTAAAGCAAATCTTGGAGATACAATTTATACAAAGCTTGCTGAAGCGTACTGTAAAACCGCTGCAGGTAGAGGTGATCCATGGTGTTCGTGTTATAATGTAATGAATGAAGTGTGTGATACGGATTCTGAAGCGGCTGGATGTGTCCAGAAAAAACAAACATTTGATAAATTAGTCGAGGCGACTCCTGAAGAGTATAAAAACTCATGGTCCCAAATGGAACCGTGTTTTGGGGGTGTATGTCAGGGTAATGTATTTCAACCAGATGGATATAATGCTAATTGCAACAGAAGTGTCCAAGTGTGTGTACAGGACTTTGATTTTCAAAGTATGGCTGATTCAAAAATTAATGCGACATGTAATCTTACCTCAAACCGGGATACTCAACCATCTGCGGGGGGTGGTACACCTTCAGGTACACCCTCATATACACCCTCCGGGGCACCCTCTGGGACTACATATCCAACAGGTTCTACTGCTGCAAAATTAGATACCTCCTTCCGTTCTAAACTTCCCGAGTTTCTTCGACCGTATGTACCAGTCTCAATTGATGAGGTTAAAACTGATTCATCAAAACAACTGGGGGTTGGGGGTGTGGCTTCCATATCCATGATGTGTTGTTGTATAATACTTTTACTTCTTATGAGTGGTGGTAGCAATAAGAGTATACGACCAAGATATGGTAATATGTATTAATTTTCTCAGTAGACTGTAGATATCATGGGTGGAGGTGGTTCAGCCCCCACAATTGAGGTAGATCAATGTGAAGAAATGGACAAAGTTCTTAAAGAAGAACATGGCGACGATTATCTTACAAATAGAGAGAACTTTCCACTCACAAAAGAAATACTTAGTGGGCTTGCAAGTACACCATGTAAAACATATTTTAAATATGATGATTTAGTCAAAGAGTATTGTGTAACCGTGGATCGGTTTACGGATCAAATAGGTAGTGGTCAGACATGTGCCGATAAAACTGATACGTCTATGCGTTCGCAGTGGTGTCTCAAGGATGATGAAGGTCAGGAAGTGGGAACACGTCTCAAGACAAATGGTAAATGTACAAAAGAGAAGTTGGCAGATAAGTATCACTCAACTGCGGTATCCCATTGTCAAAGCAATCCAGGCGATGAGTGGTGTATATGCTACAACATAAAAAACAAAGTGTGTGATACGAATTCATCTGCGGCTGGTTGTAAATATTATAAAGCCCTTGAAGCAAATCGCGCATATTTTGGTGAAGAACCTGAGATAGAAGATCCCCAAAACCCAGGTGAAATGATTAAATGTTCCGCATCCAAGCATGGGCCATGTCCATATTCAGATGGTTACAAGGTTCTCAAAGAATATGGTCACTGTAGACCGAGAGTGTGTGATCGCGGATACATTCCGGAAGGTGCGATTTCAGATTGTGCATCTTCGTATAAAATTTGCGAAAAAGATTTAAACATTCGTTCAATGTCAGATAGTGATATCATAGTTGAATGCAATGGAGATCTTCCTCCATCCGTAGAACCTGATTGGTGGGGTGATGAGTCTACAACTATTAATGATAGATGTCAGGTGGATCTAGAAGAATGGTTTAGTAAAATAACCGGCAGTAAACTCAAACAACCAGAGTTTGGTACACGCAAACCTGGTTTCATATTAGATTTTAACAAAGCACCATTCAACAAAACTCCAATGACATGCCTTCCCACCCGATTTAGGTGGAGAGATCGGAATGTTAGGTACCTCACGTATAGTGGGACAACCTCATTATGTTCATGTTGTTTATGTATTCTCCTCATAATGTTAAGCTTAAAGAGGAGATAAAAAAATAGAGTATGTCGTGGTGTTGGTGGTGTTGTCACTCCTTTGAGGGAACACCTTTAAGTATGCCTCATCGTTACGATGATAGACGAAGTAAGTTTTACACAGCTGGCAACTTCTGTTCATGGAGTTGTGTAAAATCCTACGCGATAGACAAGTGTGGCGACGTCAAGGGGAGTATAGTGTGTGGAAACATTGTACTCATGCGACGAAAGATGTACAACCAAATAGGTCATGTGAAACCCGCCCCAAACAGATTTAGACTTAAGGAGTTTGGGGGTGACCTCACAATTGAGGAGTTCCGAGAAAACCTTACACGTGACGAGGGACAACCAAAACCTGTAGACACGGCTCCTGTCATAGATAACGTGATACCCATTATGTCAAACATAAATAAGATGAATGAAATAAAGAATACAACATCTTCTAACAACGCACTAAAACTAAAGAGGAATAAACCCCTAAAGAGAAATCACAACAATTTAGAGTCAGCACTTGGGCTTATTATCACGCCTAAATCCTAATTGTCTACTCTGTTTGTTCGTTGGTATAGATGGTGGTATATAATTTGATTTTTTACTATGGATCCAAGCCTCTCCATTGTGGGCTACCCACTTTAGACCAATCCTCTCAATTGCCTTCCTACATATGACACATGGAAGTGAGTTGCCGTGACCGTAGCAGGTCTTGCGTTCAATCACAAGTTCCCCATATTTCCTATGTACCCAAGTCTGAAACTGATGAGGTTTGTTCCCCCTCTTTAGGGACTCTCTAAAGAGGGTTTTGATGAGCCTCCTCTCTGCACAACAGATACAGTTACTCTGTGTTTTGACATGCTTCTTTGACATGTAACTTTCAACAATGTAATAACCCATTATGAACAACAATTATTACAGGTAGAACCCGGATAGACGAATGCGCACTCCACACACTCGTTAAGAATGATGACGTTCTTTTTCTTCGGCACGAGACCCTTTGAAAACCTTTCAAGCTCCTTTACTGTATATAGGCCGTACTGTACAATAACTTCCAAAGGTGGAAATTTCATTCTATGATAGTAGCGTCCCAAGTCCTTATCTTACTTACTTCTAAAGCACCAACCTTCGCCAAAATGATAGGAACACCGTAAACTTAAAGTTAAATACTGTACATTACTCAATGAACACAGTGGGTATTTTTTCGGTACCTATTAGTGGATTTCGGTTTGACACCCAAGATCACAAACAACTCAAAGAGAAGTGTTTGTATATCACAAAAACGAAAAGTTATACAGAAAATGGAGGAGGAAATCATAAATTGATACATTATTACGATCCAAGAAGTGGATTAAATCTCTTGGATTGTGAAGGATTCGGTGTATTTCATGATTGGATTAAAGCGTGTTCTCTTGAGTATATTAACAAGGTTCTCGGTAATGAGTGTGAAGATGTTATTGTAACGGAATGTTGGTTAAATGTCTGCAAACGCGGTGCTTTGCAACCATCACATAATCATTGCAATTCCATTGTCTCTGGTACATACTTTGTTAACTTCGTACCTGGAAAGCACGCCCCACTCTTATTTGTAAATCAACCGAACGAGGTTCACCCATATTTACGAGTGGGAATTGGTTTAAAAAATTTTGCTCATGTTGAACACACGGAGGGTACGCTTTTGTTGTGGCAATCGCATATTTTGCATGGGTATAAGGAAAATATGGAGGACGATCGCATGACGATTTCCTTCAATGTTATGCCTGCCACTATTAAGTCAGATGGTGCTAATTATGGTTTCAAAATTACTAGAATTTAACCTTTCATACAGCAGCTAAGGAGTGCCTGCTTCGCCTTGAGCATACTCGCGAAACCATCAACCATAGCTGGAACCATAGATTTAAGAACAAGTTCAAACTCACTGTCGTGTTCGGCGTCACCATCAATCTCACCAATCAAATGGTTAAGAATTGAAACAACCAACTTCTTCTTTTGGGGGCCTTCCAACTTGTTAAACTTGGACGCCGTCGTCATCAACTTTGCCACAATTGGTGGGATATCTTCCTTCTGGAGACCGTCACCCAAATAGTCCCGCTTGATATCTTCCACCATAGTAATGACACCCTTGGCGTCAATTTTGCCACCGAATTTTTCTAAGATCGCTTCCATTTTTATAATATTGGTATAGATTAAAAATGAAATCTGATAACATAGTCGCAGCATTTGCCTTTGGCATTGGTTTCATTCAAATGTATCAAGACTATATGAAATCTGATGAAATGGATGCAAAGTCAAAGAATGCCGTCCTGTTGAGTCTCATTGCGAGCTCCTTGTGGCTGATCTATCAGTCACGACAGTATGGTATGAATTTTACAGTGGCCTATACTATGCTGGGACTCATTCTCCAACTGTACCTCCTCAATAAAATCCTGGTTAAAGAGAATGAGAAAAAGTAGGGTATGATTTCAACAGTCACTCGTATGCAACTTCGTGCGCCACGACCATCGCGTAAATACCGTACTCCTGTAAAGCAAAGGAATGCTCTTGACTTTGCAGAAGTTGTAAATGGGCGTGCATCTATGTATGGTGTTGTATTTGGTGGCGCGAACTGGGCTCTCACAGGTCTCAGTATCACACAACAAATGCAGTATCTACCCTTTCAAGCACTCGCATTCGCATCCTGTGGAATCGTACTTGCGAGTATGAATAATGCCCAAGAAAAATTAGACAGCACACAGTTTGAGGATTGGGCGACGAGGGATACTGGGCGTGCGTTTATGATAATCTTTGCGTTAATGACACTTTTTGGTCTGGATTTTGGGCCATATTACCAATAAATTCTAACATCTTTACCTTTTCCTCCATTGTAAATGTTCCTGCCCTACGCATCACGTGGGCCATGAGCATCATGAGAATGTAGATATTATACACAATTGGTTTCATTCCTTATTAGTACTTAGGCAATTTTAAAAGCATTTTGGCGTGAGAGAGTGGGCATTCCCCTCTTTGGACGCATGAAGAACAAAGACATGAGGAGTGTACATGTGAAGAGTGCAGTGCTAAAACCAGCGTACCCCTTTTCAGATTGCTTGGCATTCTCACACTTCAGAGTCCAATTGAGAGCCGCGGCGCTACCAACGAGACCCATAATGGAATAGATGAGAGTGAAGGCTGCACCCTCATTCTTTACAAACTTTGTCACCAAGAGGGTGAACGGAATGGTGAGACCAATTGTGAGAGTTGCCGCCAAATACTTATAGAGGTTATCTTGGACAGACTGTCCTTTCATGGCATCGCATTTAGAGTAGATGCTCATACCAATAGATGAAGTCACCATATAGAACAAACCAAGGAGGAGAATACCCATCACAGTTGTCATAGAAACTTCAAGGTCAATCTTACCCGAAGCGACATTTCTGGCTTTATTGTACATAGCACTTGCAGTCTGAGTTGAGGTCATATATGACATTTATAATACTTATAGAAATTATTCTATCTCAAGTTAAATGAAGCTCCCTGAGGTACTTTTTATTAGACACTGTCCAAAGCTAGCTCCTGAACGAAAGGTATTTCTCGAAGAGCACCTGAAAGAGAGGGTTCCAATCAAAGACGTGAGGTGGGTTGAGGACTATAACCACGACCATCCATTTGTGGAGTGGCTTAATGCTAAATACGATCTTCCATATGGTCCTAAACTTACAAGTAATATTGTAAAAACTCTCGTGATGATGAAACAAATGGTTGATGAGAACATTGAGAGTGCGTTCCATATTGACGACGATGTATGTTTTCATAGAGATTGGGTAACATATTTTGCGAGCATCCCCGATAAAATAAAAGATATTGGTTTCCTTAATTTGGGAACATCGCCATTTTTCAACCTCAAACCACAACTGGGTGAACTCTATCAACTACCAAATAACGGTGGATGCGAATGTACCTGGTGGTCATTGAATGCGGCTAAAAACTTTCTATCGAATGTGAACCTAAATGAAGCGATAGATATTATATTCCACGGATTTATGATGTCGAATAAACAACCAATACTTAATATGCCACTCTGTCATCAAACATCCGACTTGGTGAAGAGTAGCACACTTGACCACGAAACAAGAAAATCTTCAAATTGGGTAGCATATGTCCATAATTATGGCGATCTACCAAAAGTGAGTTTCAATAAACTCCTTGAGGATTACAAAGAGTTTGAAGAAAAGCGACGACGACTTGAAGATAAATTTGAAGAAGTGTATGGAAAGAGGGTGAATATCAAGAATGTTAAATATATTCTCAATGATGACCCCGACCACCGCTTAAATATTCTTGAATATGAACTAATTGAAGACGAAGTGAATGTTTGATCGTCCATACGCTCCCGCACTGTACCCAAAGGTTGAGAGGTCTGTGAGATCTTGATTACCCGCGGTTATATACAATTGTTTACACTTGGCTAACAAGAACCAATCCAAGTAACACGCGTATCTTTGCTCCTTCGTAACATCATAGTTCTTGAGTGTGTCACATGTATATGTGAGAACAATGTCATGCTCAAGAGTTACAATTTTATCTGGAAATCTACTCTTAAACATTTCCTTAATTTCTCGGCTATCACTGGCAAGAAATATTTTAGAATCAGCATTTTCAACAATTTCAATAAATTTTTCAATGGCACTATCCTTGGCAAAGTATGCCTTCTTGATTTCCCCATTTTCATCCTTACCATGGCAACCCATATTTTCAGAGTCCTTTGAGCAAGCACCTCGTCTAATATGGATTCCATAGTCAAGACCATGGTCACATTTGTTGATAAGCTCTTCAAGTTCCTCACTTGGTTTTATGATACGGGACAGATTTGAATGAACGTGGTGAAAATATGTGGGGTTTATAATTACTCTATGATCAAACTTTTCTTCTGTGAGATCATCTGTGATTTCAAACCCATTGAACTCTACACCACGATCTACATCAAGAAGACTCTTATGTGCACGGGGGGTTGGAGATCTAGCCACGAGGTCAGATAAGCATAGAGCGACATTACCCCATCCCATTGATTCTGGGAGATAAAAGGTTGTCATTATATGTTTAGGGCTGATGTATTCTTTAATCTTTTAGGAAGTGTACAAGATCTTCTCGTGTCTTTTTTTGTGTCCACCCCAATTCCTTGAGTTTTTTGGCACATATGTGATACCTTTGGTCATTGAATGGTCTATCTTCAACATATTCAATCCATTCGTCGTAGTTCTCTGTATCCTTTATAGTTTTTATGATGAGCTTGGTAACATCCATGACACTTATTTCATCGTCGGATGCGATATTGTAGACTTCTCCCGTGGTACCCTGTTTCCACACAATATCAACCGCGTCAACAACATCGTCAACGTGCATAAATGCCCGCCTAACATTTGCGCTATTTACACCATGGATTGTACACTTTTTATTGTCCCTCAAGAGTCTCTTAAACTTTGGAATGAGTTTTTCTGGATATTGATTTGGTCCATACACATTATTACACCTCACAATTTTAATATTCATATTGAATGATTCAATGTATGACATTACAATCATTTCGGCGGCAGCCTTTGATGCTGAATACGGATTTGTTGGTCTCAATACACCTGTAGCCTCTGTAAAGGGTTCATCCGTCTTTGACTCTCCATAGACTTCATCTGTACTAAAATGTATAAACTCAACCTGTGGTACGTGTCGTCTACACAATTCAACGAGTGTGTGCGTTCCGTATGTATTATCTAATGTAAATCCAAGTGGACTCATAAATGAATTGTCTACGTGACTTTGAGCAGCAAAGTGGAACACATAGTCAAACTTGTATTCTTGTATAATGCGTTCAAGAATTCCAACATTACATAAGTTGTGTTGTATAAAAGTGGCGACCCCTGGATTAACGTTATGTACATTTGAACAATAATCAACTTTGTCTATGTTTACAAAATGTATATCTGGATATCTACCCTTCATAATATTTAGAAAATTGGATCCTATAAAGCCACACCCACCAGTGACCAATGCGTTTGGCATTTATAGTACGGTTCATTTTTGTTTTAAGCACTTTAATGAAAGTATCTACCTAATTTCATATTAGCAAATTTTTTGAGTAAATCACACACCCGATCTACATCTTCGAGTGTCATCCCATGATGGGCGCCAAGTAGAAATCCATTTCTCATGATTTTGTCAGCATTCTCAAAATCATCCAAGTATTCACGGAATGCTGGGTGTCTCGTGATGTTGCCAGCAAACGTGACACGTGTTTGTACATCGTTCTCCTCGAGGAATTTCACCAGTTCAAGGCGATTCATACATTGTAAGGGGATAGCAAGCCAATTGGGTTTCACCGAATCATCCGGGAGTGTATAGTATGGACAAGTCTTAAGGTTCTCCAAGTATCTCTCAATCATTTGTCGCCGAGTGGCGAGGAACCCCTCCAACTTATCCATCTGAACGAGACCAAAGGCGGCATTCATTTCACACGCTTTGAGGTGATATCCAGCGACACCATAGAGGAACTTCCAATCATAGGGGATGCCGTCAACCGAGTGATTGAAACGTTCGCTTGGCTCCTCAATATTGTCACCGATGCGACCCCAATCACGGAACATTAGGGCTCTCTTGAGATGGGCATCATCATTGAACATCACCATACCACCAACACCACCCGCTGTGATGACATGACTCGCATAAAAGCTTGTTGTAGAAATATCGGTACACACATTCTTGGTAATTGTATCCGCAGAATCTTCAAAAAGGGTCACACCTGGAAAGGCTTCCCTAATAGCTTCCCAATTGGGGACATTTCCAATGAGATTTGGTAACAAAATACACTTCGTATCTGGGGTCACAACCTTCTTGAGATCCTCAACACTTGGGACATATGTATTGAGACCCACGTCACAAAACACTGGTTTGAGACCAAGTTGTACAAGGGGTGCCACTGTCGTAGAGAATCCACATGCGGGTGTGACGACCTCACTCCCCTTTGGGAGATCGAGAGCACAGAGACCCAAGAGGATTGCACTACTTCCAGAGTTTACAAATAGTCCATGTCTCTTTCCAAATGTGTCAGCCACCCTCTTCTCAAATTCCACAGAACGATCACCAAAGCCAGCGAGCCAGCCATCGCGAAGGCAAGCCTCAACGGCTTTAATTTCTTCCTCCCCATATGATTCAAATTTGTTGGGTGCATACCACACTTTCTTGGGCATTTGGTTAAAGACTATGCTAATCTTTAAATCAGATGAAAGTGTGTGTCCTTGGCGCCGGTGGTTTTATAGGTAAAAACTTAATAAAAGGTACGAACTGGACAGGTATCACGAGACAGGACTTGGATCTCACGAATCAAGATGCCGTGGAAAACTATTTCAGGACTCATACATATGATGTTGTAATACACTGTGCCGCAAGTATTGATCAAATATGCGAACATATCACTTACAAAAACCTCCTTATGTTTGAAAATGTTGTGAGAATATTCAAAGGAAAGTTGATTTATTTTTCGAGTGGCGCGGCATTGAGGGGTAATCCACCAATTGATCCATATGGTCTCTCAAAATGGATCATAGATAGACGCATTGAAACAATACCAGATGCCTACTCCCTCCGTATATGGGGGTGTTACGGACCCGAAGAACTTCCAACGCGATTTAGTGCTGTGTGTAAGAGAGATGGACACATTGTCATAGAGAGGGACAGATATTTTGACTTTATTGATATTGAAGATGTAAGAAAAATCGTATACGAGTATGTACATGGCTATCTCACAGACAAACAGTACAACTTGGTGTACCCAGAAAAGTTGCTTCTTTCCCAATGGGCGGAACGCTTTGGCGCCACTTGGGAAATTAGGGACAAGAGTGACCTTGGTGAACCTTATATTAGTTCCATCCCACCATCTTTTTAGGTGGAACTTCAACTATCATGTCTTCTTCAAATTCAATATAAGGTGACATATTCTCCAATGAGTTTCCAAACTCTAATTTTGGATATATTTTTTGTGTCTCAGGTATGGAAATATCTCGTAAAGTTTTAACACCATACACTTCTGCAATCTTGGCAAAGTCAACTGTATTACCAAATACATCCGATTTAGATGTTGCTGCGTGGTTTGAATTGAAGTATATATCTTGAAATTGTTTTACAATTCCATAACCACTATTATTAAGAATAGTTATTTCAATAGGTAGGTTGTATTTCTTTACTGTGAGAAGTTCTTGGATATTCATTTGAAATCCACCATCACCCGCAATCACATACACTGGTTTATTAGATCCGATGGATGCGCCAATAGCGGCGGGTAATGCAAATCCCATTGAAGCATTTCCACCATTTGTAAATAACTTTTGTGTTTTTGATAATTGTGCGCATTGCATCGTCCAAACCATATTACTCCCGATATCTGAAATAATAATACACTCATCTGGTAGTGAAGAGAAAAACTTGGCTAATACATCATATACAATGGGATCATCGTCTCGCGCCTTTTCAATACCATATTTATTTTTCCAAGTAGATATGATATTTAACCAGTTTGAATAATCTGTATGTATATCAGATCTTACACACGTAAAAAAGTTATCCACATCGTCAATAATTTTTAAATCAATATTAATACCCATCTCAATGAGTTTATCAATTTCATTTTCATCAATATCAATCATTATCTTCTTTGAGTGTACCGAAAATATATCAGGTTTACCTCCAATTTGACGACTATCTAAACGACTACCAACAACAATGACCAAATCGGCATTTTGAATCGCATAATTCGCATGTCTATCCCCATAGACACCTATTGTACCTACACGGAGCTTATGATTCGTTTCACATATATCAATCGCACCCCAAGATACAACAAATGGAATATTATATCTTTCTACAAAGTTAATAGCTGACTGCGAAGCACCTGAAAGTATGACACCGTGTCCAAATACTATAAGTGGTCTCTTACACTCTTTTAAAAATCCAGAGATGTCATAAATAGATGTATTGAATGGTTTCAATTCAAGTGTAAATGGTTTAGTATCTATGACTGATGACATTTGTAAATTTACTGGAAGATCTAATAGGACTGGTCCATACCGTGGCGTCTTTAAACTTGTGAGAAGTTCTGCGAGAGTGGATTCAACGCGTGTTATGTCTGAGAGATATACCGATTTTTTTGTCACATCTTGAAACATCTTCGCAACTGGCATCTCTTGAAATCCAACTTGTCTCGGTTTAGACTTAAAATTTGAAAGAGTTTGAACAGTATTTACCTGTCCCGTTATAAAAAATGCAGGTATTGAATCATACCAACAACCACACACCCCATTAAGTATATTCTGAACACCTGGACCACTTGTTACACAAACACCCGCAATCTTTCCGCACCCCCTATAGTATCCTTCAGCTGCCATGGCTGCCGACTGTTCATGTTGAAAACAATAATATTTAACTTTTGAGTTTTTTGATATTGCATCAATAAATGGCACAATTGATCCACCTGTGACTATAAAATACGTGTCAATACCATTTAAGTATAGTGTATCTATTATATAGTCACAAAGATTCATACAATGTTATGATATAAAAACTTTAAATAAATTACAACGAGTCGTAGTATTCACCTTGTTTGTCTTGACGTTCAACAGTCTTGATATGAAGAAGGGAGACGAGGGGTTTGGCGTCAACACGAGCAACCTTTTCACCCCCCACAAGCTTTTCGTGGAGATCACTTTCCCACTTAATGGAGCCGTCATTCTTGTAGTAGCGCCCTTGGTAATCTGGAAAGTTAATCCAACCCATCTCATTGAGTTGGAACTTGTGTTGGTCAAGCCATTTCGCGGTATATCCTGGGCAGATATTGATTCGTGGGATGTACATGATGTCCCCATCAAATGTCTTGATGTTCATGATGAGAGCTTCTTGTGGCATTTCATCGGCGTCAACTACAAAGATGTAGTCACCCGAACACTTTGTCGCGTGGTAATTTCGGTGATCAGAAAACTTTCCATCAAACTCTCTCTCATTCACAACAACTTTGTCACCATAGGATTCCAAAACTGCGCGTACCTCCGATGTGACCTTACCACTGTCAACAAGAATGTTGACTTCATCTCCTTCATCCTTCACTTTGAGTAAAAAGTTTACGAGGGACTCCAATTCACGATGTTCGGTACAGACACAGATAGCATAAGAAATGTTGACCATTTTATAATTTAAAGTATTCATTCTTTTAAATACTAATGAAGTATATTTCATATTCTCTTTGGGGAGACAATAAAGTATATTCCTATGGTGTGATTGAAAATGTTCTTGATGCCAAGAAGTATTATGAGGGATGGATAGTGAGAGTTCA